TCGAAGTTCAGTACCTTCTCAAAGAAGATACGCTCAGAGGCTTGATTCAACGTCTGAACCTCGAACGCTGTTTTCTCCCCTGGAGTACGTACACCCATAGCTTCTCTGGGGGCGCCTGCGTACAGTTCCATCTTATCTTCTAGGATTCGGATCTGCATGTCTGCATTCAGAGCTGCTGTATCTGGAGTTAACATCTCTACATCCTGATCCCCCTCATCGAGGTGAATCTCTGCAAAAGGTGCCCACTCGAACGCCTCTACCTCGCCCCTGATCTTCAGGGGAGGGAAAGCGATTAAATCGAATACATCTGCTTTGATGTTCTCCAAATGGTCAATGCGGTACTGCATCCCCACCAGATTATGCAATGGACCTTGGGCGTACAGGTTATCAGGACGGAGACGCCAGCCTACGTGCTCTTTCGTGCCCTTCGGCAACCAAGTCTGCATAGGCTCTTTCCTGATAACGAACTGTCGATCCATTACAGTAATAACGTGATCTTTCAGGAGTACACCGTTCTCGGTGTCGTAAATATCCCCTTCAAGATGCAAAAGCTCAACGTAAGGAGACTGGTAGTACTCAGATATATTCCCGAAGCCGTCCATCTGGTACGCTTCTACCTTCTTCCAGTCATCTTGCGTTAAAGAGCCTCTGAGGTTATTCCGATGCTTATCGGCTTCCATGAAGGCTTCTTTGATGTATTTCAATCCAGGCTGCTCTTCCATAAGGCTGGCTAGTTCTCCAACCAACAGAAGCTGCCGCGTTATCTTAGGTGTTCTCTTGAATGATTCTGCCACAGGGTTGATATAAATATCTGACATCGAAATTCTGCACAATCGTGGACCGACGTAACCCTGTATGAGTTCTCCATTTATCTCCTTGAGTTCTTCTACCCATTCTACTTCAGCGAACGCATTCCCTGTGTCAATGTAATCGTACACCAACCTAGAGAGTGTCTCCTCGAAGTCCCCTGATCGAGTTTTGTTCTTCAGGTAAGACTCAATCGCTTCTGCTTTAGCGTCATCTTCCTCTGAGTCCCCTTGCCACTTCACCCAATCATCATTCGGTATCAGTGCCGCCATGTAATTCGCGTGAAGGTTATCCCTGAGTTGCGTTAACTTAGGATCATGCGTACTGTTCCTCCAAGGGAGGTCAGCGTTCGTTGTGCTTTTCGTGCTCGTAGCAAAGATGTAATTCCTGAGTTCCGTTTGCTCTGCATCGAAAGACTGACGTTGATTCCTGAAAGTTTCGTACAGGCGCGTGATCTCTCCTGCTAAGTGCGTCTTTGGCGAGAAGAGATCTCGTATCTGAGCCACAGTGCCTGGCATAGTTACCTTCCTATATTAACTGCGCCCAGCCCACCGAACCTTCTGTTCGGCTGGAACTGGACTACATTCTTATCAATTGTGCTGGCAGAACGTCTAGGCTTAATGAGTATCTCTACTGCCGCTGACAGAGCGTCCTTGATGTCGTCATGCGGAGGTCTAGCCATTATGAGCTCTTCCTCTAGCATCGGTATGTACCCACCTCTGTAGTGCCACATGATTTGATTATCGTACTTCACTTCAAGGTTAGCCTGGATACGTTCTTCCTTCGTACCCTCATGCCTACTCGGTGCATGTTGATCTATCTTGATGTATATACCTTCTTCCTTGAAGCGTTGCAGCAGATCTTTAACAATCATACCCTGTGCAGCGTTCACTTCTGCTCTGATCTTTCTGAAGCCCCACTTCTCGTTCATACGGACAATAGCTTCTTGGAAGTCCTTGATCCTATCCGTCTTGAAGCGATCTATGTCCAGAACAAAGATGTCACCTTCAGTGTTCATACCGCAGACTACAATGGCAGTGAAGTCGGACTTCTTGGATAACGAGAAAGCGAAGTCAATCGCCGCCACTACGTTCATCTTAGTTTCTTTCCAGAACCACTGCCCGTTCACGTTCTTGAGGTACTTCGGATCGTAATACTGGAACCTGTCCCTATTGAGGCGCTGTGATTCAGGGTCGTTCGGGTTATTGTAGTACTGTGCATAGAACTGCGTCTTATCCTCGTACTCAGCATATATCCTAGACAGTACCTGGCGGTTAAAGCCGAACTTCTTCCCGCTCTCTGGGTGTGCTTCCCGAGGCCACAGGAACACCCCTGCATCCTCGACTACATCTTCCCATATATCCCAAATGTTTCGCTCGCCTACGATCTCGTCCTCTTCGTTGAACAAGCTTTCTTTTTGCTTCTTCCATATATCGTACTGGTCAGAGGGATGATACCGCGTGCCTGCGGCTTTAATCATTCCACCAGCGTTCTTAATACTAGACATCTGTGACATAGCAGCGGCAGTTTTCCTTCTGCCTTCTATAGTGTAAGCGTTATCAGGGACCACAACGTCATCTGCCACGATTACGTCTGCGTGCCACCCTGTCGTGTTCGTCGTCAAACCTGCGGTTGCTATCGTGAAATCCCTTATACCTTCTTCTTTTCTTAAAGGATGATCCACGGAGATTGCAGTTGTGCTCCATTTCTCCCTCTTACCTTCCTCTGGATCTAGCATATCAGGCCAGAACCTCTTGTACACCTTTGAGTCCATCATGCCCTTTATTGAGTACAACTGTTGCTCTGCTAAGGTGCTCGTTGCAGAGATGTAAAGCACAGTTGTGTCAGGATGTTTCGTTATCCACCAACAAGTCCATACAGCTAGTATATGAGACTTCCTGTGCCCCCGTGGGAGCAGAACTAACTGATTCGAGTCGAACTCC